GCCGAGAGGAAAGAGAGATTCTAAGGCAGATGAACGAAGGGGTGTTCAAAGGTGCTGGCGGCGGTAAAGTTTCTAAACTACGTAGCGGCGGCAGGGTCGATGGTTGTGCTATACGTGGTAAAACTAGAGCGTAGGAGAAGATAATGGTTACAGTCGTACCTGACCTCCCAGAACTGTTTGAGGAAGCCTTTGAACGGGCAGGCTTGCAGATGCAATCTGGGTACGATCTACGGACTATACGTCGTAGCCTGAATATACTTACGTTAGAGTGGCAGAACAGGGGTCTTAATCTATTCACTATTGATTCAGGCACGGTTGATCTAGTACAGGGACAATCCACATACAGTATGCCTGTGGATACTATTGACCTAATAGAACACCAACTACGTACTGGTACAGGTACAAGCCAGATAGATACCTCTCTCCAGCGAGTTAGCGTATCTACGTATGCGCAACAAACAAATAAAAATATAGTCGCCAGACCAACACAGATATACATAGAGCGTTTATCTACTGAGGTTAAGTTTACTCTATGGCCGCTACCAGATGGCACACTACCCTACAAATTGTTATATTTTCGCTTAAAAGGAATAGATGGTCTAGCGACAGGAGTCGGGGGGGATACTACTTCTATACCTCCACGGTTTATTCCCGCACTTGTGTCAGGACTGGCGTTTCATGTGGCTATGAAGAAACCTGAAGCTGTAGCTAGGGCGATTCCTCTTAGGGAGGAATACGAGCACCAATTTAAGTTAGCAGCGGACGAAGATCAAGAACGCGCCTCTTCTATGTTTGTACCATTCCAGACGTTTCATGGGGGTATGCGATGACTTACGCGTCTGGTAAACATGCCTTTGGTATATGTGACCGGACAGGGTTTCGCTACCACTTAAATGATCTTGTATGGGAGTTCCAAGATGGACACCGTACAGGATTTCGTGTTGGTAAAGATGTATTTGATCCTGATCAACCGCAGAACTTCTTGGGACGTGTAAATATAGTAGACCCGCAATCTCTACTTGACCCTCGTCCTGATTACGCGCCCGGACGAGGTTTGTGGGGGTGGCAACCTGTTGGTAACTCGCTTGTGCATCTTAAAGGCCAAGTCGGAACTGTAACTGTAGCAATAACATAGGAGTTTATTATGCCTAAAGGACCCGGAACTTATGGAAACAAAAGAGGGCGACCTCCTATGAAGATGAAGACAGGCGGCAGTGTATCCAAAAAAACGATGGGTGGCTCGATGGATAAGAGGCCCATGCCTTACAAAGCTGGTGGAAGAATACCTAAAAAGATGAGTAAGGGTGGTACACTAATACGTGGCACCCGTGCACAACGGAGCGGTAGGATGGCAAGAGGGCCAATGGGGTAAAGTAGATGACATACGCTGAACTATTACAGGCTATACAAGACTACACGCAGAGTTCGGAAACGACCTTTGTGGCTAGTATACCTTCGTTTGTTAAACAAGCAGAACAGCGTATATACCGTTCGGTTATGATCCCTGAGTTACGCAAAAATTCAACAGCGGCTACCTCGCAAGGGTCGAAGTATATAGCGCGACCTGATGATTTTTTGTCCGTGTTTTCTCTTGCGGTAGTAGACGCTGCGGGGGCGTATGCATATCTGCTAGAGAAGGATGTAGCCTTTATTAGAGAAGCGTACCCTAGTCCAGCCACACAAGGGCTACCTAAATATTACGGTATCTTTGATGGGGACGTAACTGCTGCAAATTCTCAGGGCAATTTCATAGTTGGGCCTACCCCTAGCGGGGTGTTTACAGTAGAATTACATTACTATTACGACCCTGTGTCTATTGTAACCTCGTCAACGTCATGGCTTGGAACTAATGCTGAAGGGGTCTTACTGTACGGGGCACTTATAGAAGCGTACACATACCTAAAAGGTGAGGCTGATCTGATAGCGCTTTATGACAAGCGATACAATGAGGCTATGGGGTTGTTATCGGGCATTGACGTTCGTACTAAGCGTGACAACTACCGCGATGGAAGATTGTAAAGGGAAACTATAATGTCTTTTTCTGGGAATTTCATGTGTACGTCTTTCAAGCAACAGCTTTTGGAAGGTAAACACGACTTTACCGCTGCTTCGGGTAACATCTTTCATTTAGCATTGTATACGGATGCTGGCGCTGCATGGAACGCGGCCTCAGATAAATACCGACTAGCAAATGAAGTACCTGCTACTGGATCAGGGGCGTTACCTTATGTACTAGGGGGACAACCGCTTGTTAGATCAGCGAATAGACCCTCTAGTTCAGGCACTACAGCGTTAACTTCGTTTGACAATATTACGTTTACTAACGCTACTATTAGTGCGAGGGGCGCGTTGATCTACAACCGAACTTTGTATAATACGGGAGGGATTACTAGCGTGAACGCGGTATGCGTGTTAGATTTCGGGAGCAATAAAATCTCCACTTCGGGATCGTTTACTGTACAATTCCCGACCATAGACGCGGCTAATGCACTCATACGCATCGCGTAGTAGAATAGGGATATAATTTATGGCGTTTGTTGTAGCCGATAGAGTAAAAGAAACTACGATCACTACGGGTACTGTTACTTACGTACTAGGCGGCGCAGCGCAGGGATATCGAGCGTTTACGAGTGTCGCGTCTAATGCAGACATAGTGTATTATGCTGTGACTTTGGAGGATGAGTGGGAAGTCGGTGTCGGTACATATACTTTAGTAAACACTGTATCTTCTATTGTACGTACTACGATACTATCGTCTTCTAATTCAAATGCTGCTGTTAATTGGGGCGCTGGAACAAAGGATATTTTTCTAACATACCCAGCGGAAGGGGCTGTAGTAGCTGACCAAAACAACCTTGTAACCATAGATGGTTCGTTTACGCACATTACATCTTCTGGAACACAATCCCACAATGTCACTATACCGGGTAACATAAACTTTGCCAATACTAGCTCATCAGGTTCAGTGAATCTAACGTCTAATGGAGCTTCGGGGGCGCGACTTAATCTGGGCGGTGGCGCAAACCAAACAACACTATCAGCGGGTACTGTAGCTTCTCCGGGTATTGTAGATATAATTGGAAACGTTAATTTCTTTAACAATATAGCTTTTGAAGGCTCTACCCTAAACGCGTATGAGACTACAATTACAGCTACAGACCCAACTGCAGATAGAACTATTACGTTACCGGATGCAAACGGTACAGTTACGTTAGTAAACAGTTCGGGTGATTTAGCTGTTTCAGGGGATATCAGTGTTACCGGAACCGTTGATGGAGTAGATATCGCTACGAGAGACGCTGTTCTAACTGCTACTACAACCACAGCTAACGCTGCTTTACCAAAAGCCGGTGGTACTATGACTGGTCAGTTAACTATGAACGCAGAGGATATTGGTTTCTCTACTGGGGGTAAACTTTATTTTAACACACGTTCTACAATCCACGCAGATACTTCAACCCTTTATGTTGGGGATGATGGTTTTGCAGTAGCTAAAGCATTACATTTACAGTCTGCTAGCCCTAAAATCCAAGTCCCAAATCAGACTAATTCTTCATGGGTTAACGTTTTTGAAACAGATGGATTTGGTGGGGTTATATCGCACAACGGTTTTAATAGAGTCACCGCGTTAAGTACAGGCGCATCTATTGGGGGTGATCTTACACTTACGGGAACCGTTGATGGGCGAGATATTGCCGCAAACATACCTGCTACTTTAACTAATAACGCAGGAAAATACCTCAAAGTAAGCGCAGGTGAGGCTGCTACTGAGTGGGCAACTCTACCAGCATCGCTCGCTGCAGTTGTTGATGATACCTCACCACAGTTGGGTGGTGACCTAGATGTTAACGGACAAAAAATAACCAGTGCGTCTAACGCAAATATTGTGATCGAGCCAAACGGTAGCGGTAATGTAGAAATTGAGACAGACAGAGTCGTCATCAGACACACAGACGTTGGGGGAACTGGCCCTATTTTGAATTTAAACCATGCAACCAGTACGCCAGCCGCAGGCGATCTTAATGCATGGTTTACCGCCACCACAACGGACGATGGTGGCAATGGTATCGTGCCATTTAGTATGAAAGTTTTTTCAACGTCCGTTGTGGCTGGTGCAACCACTTCCCGAGTGATTCTTTACCTGAGTGAAGATAGTGGCGGGGTAGCATACCTTGATTTAGATGGCACAGTAGGCGAAGAAAAGATTAAACTTCTCAAAAACACTGATGTTACAGGGGATATCAGTGTTACCGGAACCGTTGACGGGATAGATATCGCTACGAGAGACGGTGTTTTAACTTCTACTACAACTACAGCCAATAATGCTCTGCCAAAAGCTGGTGGAGCTATGACGGGTGCTATTACTACAAATAGTACCTTTGATGGGGTAGATGTTGCTACCCGCGATGCTGTTCTAACTTCTACTACAACCACAGCTAACGCTGCTTTACCAAAAGCTGGTGGTACTATGACCGGCCAGTTAACTATGAACACAGAGGATATTAGTTTCTCTACTGGGGGTACACTTTATTTTAACACACGTTCTACAATCCACGCAGATGCTTCAACCCTTTATGTTGGGGATAGCGGTTTTGCAGTAGCTAAAGCGCTACATTTACAGTCTGCTAGCCCTAAAATCCAAGTCCCAAATCAGACTAATTCTTCATGGGTTAACGTTTTTGAAACAGATGGATTTGGTGGGGTTATATCGCACAACGGTTTTAATAGAGTTACTGCACTAAGTACAGGTGCGTCTATTGGGGGTGATCTTACACTTACGGGAACCGTTGATGGAGTAGATATCGCTACACGGGACGCTATTTTAACTTCTACTACAACTACAGCCGGTACTGCTAACACTACAGCCAATAATGCTTTACCTAAAGCTGGTGGAGCTATGACAGGGGCAATTACTACAAATAGTACCTTCGATGGAGTAGATATCGCTACACGGGACGCTATTTTAACTTCTACTACAACTACAGCCGGTACTGCTAACACTACAGCCAATAATGCTTTACCTAAAGCTGGTGGAGCTATGACGGGAGCTATTACTACAAATAGCACGTTTGATGGGGTAGATGTCGCTACCCGCGATGCTGTTCTAACTTCTACTACAACTACAGCTGGTAATGCTAACACTACGGCTAACGCCGCTTTACCTAAAGCTGGTGGCACTATGACAGGTGCTATTGCGATGGGCACTAGCAAGGTAACAGGTCTTGGAGACCCCACTGCTGCACAAGACGCAGCTACAAAAACATACGTAGATAGTATTGCAGCGGCGGGGGTGTCGTACCATGAACCTGCTAGGGTGGCTACTACAGGTAACTTAACCGCTAGTTATGATAATGGGCTGTCGGGTGTCGCTGCAACACTAACAAATTCAGGTACTCAAGCGGCGTTAGTTGTTGATGGGATCACAATCGTACAATTTGATCGTATATTAGTAGATCAACAGACTAACGCAGCGCACAACGGTGTGTATATTGCCAATGCTATTGGTTCAGGTTCTTCGAATTGGACGTTAATGCGGTCACTTGATACAGATTCTTATGAAAATGTAGGATCAACGGGATTAGGTCAGGGGTCTGCGTTTTTTGTATCAGAAGGTAATACTGAAGCAGGGCATTTAAGGGTTTGTAATGTCGCGGGTACGATAACGTTTGGCACTACTGCCATCACATTCGCACTTGCAGCAGACACTACTATCTATAGTGCAGGTACAGGTGTTACCCTTACAGGAACCTCATTTTCAATAGGGCAGGCTGTTGCTACAAACAGCACTCCTACCTTTGGGAGCACCACGATAGGTGGTAACTTAGCGGTTACCGGGACTGTAGATGGCGTTGACATCGCTGCGCGGAACGTTGTTCTAACTTCTACTACAACCACAGCTAACGCTGCTTTACCTAAAGCTGGTGGAGCTATGACCGGAGCTATCACTACAAACAGTACCTTTGATGGAGTAGATATCGCTACCCGCGATGCTGTTCTAACTTCTACTACAACCACAGCTAACGCTGCTTTGCCAAAAGCTGGTGGAGCTATGACGGGAGCTATTACTACAAACAGTACCTTTGATGGAGTAGATATCGCTACCCGCGATGCTGTTCTAACTTCTACTACAACCACAGCTAACGCTGCTTTGCCAAAAGCTGGTGGAGCTATGACGGGAGCTATTACTACAAATAGTACCTTTGATGGGCGCGACGTTGGGACAGATGGGACTAAACTAGACGGTATCGCGGTAAATGCTACTAACGTTACAAACAACAATCAAATTACGAATGGCGCTGGGTATACAACTTTTACAGCAAATCAGGCCCTCAGCACAACTAACTCGCCCCAATTCGCGTCTTTAAAAATAACAGACGATCTTGGAGGTTTCCACGCTGCGCTAAGTAGTGTTAGCGGTGATCTTAAACTTCAATCAAACGATGACCTTACTCTTTCCTGCAGCGGCAATATTGCGATGACGCTAAATCAAGCCAGTGGCAGTATGCAGAATATAACCTCTTACACCCATTTTATACCTAGTGCTAACGGGACGCGAGATTTAGGAGCGAGTGGCGCTAATTGGAGGAATCTTTATGTTTCAGGGACTGTTGATGGGGTAGATATCTCTACGCGGGACGCTGTTTTAACTGCTACTACAACTACAGCCAATAATGCTTTACCTAAAGCTGGTGGAGCTATGACGGGAGCCATTACTACAAATAGCACGTTTGATGGCGTAGATGTCGCTACGCGGGACGCTGTTTTAACTTCTACTACAACCACAGCCAATAATGCTAATACTACAGCCGGTAATGCTTTACCTAAAGCTGGTGGAGCTATGACAGGTGCTATTACTACAAACAGTACCTTTGATGGGCGTGACGTTGGGACAGACGGAACCAAGCTGGATACCATTGCAACAAACGCCAACTACATTACAAACAACAATCAATTAACGAATGGCGCTGGGTATACAACTTTTACAGCAAATCAGGCCCTCAGCACAACTAGCTCACCCCAATTCGCATCTTTAAAAATAACAGATGATCTTGGGGGCTTCCACGCTGCACTAAGTAGTGTTAGCGGCGATCTGAAGCTCCAATCAAATGATGACCTTACTCTTTCTGTTAGCGGCAATACTGCGATGACGCTAAATCAAAGCAGCGGTGGCATGCAGAATATAACCTCGTACACCCATTTTATACCAAACGGGGCGCGAGATTTAGGCTCACTTAGTGCTAATTGGAGAAATATTTACGTTTCGGGAACTGTTGACGGACGTAACGTATCAACTGACGGAACCAAGCTAGATACCATAGCAACCTCGGCCAACAACTACACCCTTCCATTTAGTTACTCAACGTCTGAGGGAAATAACACAGTTGCTCAAAGAAATGGTAGTGGCTATCTCCATGCGTCATATTTCAATGGCACTGGCACTTTTGCAACTTCTGGCGCTGCCAGCGGTATGGGCAATTTTACCGGCACTAATGGCAGTGACACTTATGGGCGTAGCTATAACGCCGCCGCTGCCAGAACTTTGCTCAATGTTGCCGATGGCGCGAACAACTACACATTGCCTGCTGGCCCAGCAAGAATAGGCACGGCAAGCGGTAATTATGGTTCTGTTAAAGTAACGACCGCAACGGGCGGCTGGATGGGGTATGCGATAAACGACGACTGGGTGTTTATGTCATCTGATGCCTCTATCGCTGGCATTTTTAACGATACTGATAATGAGTGGGGAACTATCTGGCGGCAAAATGGCGGTACAGAATTGTACCATAACGGCCTTCTGATGCTAGAAACCATAGCGGCGGCCGGTATTAGAGTTGGTGGACTCTCAAACCACTCTGACATTTATATGGCAGACGCTAATGAAGGTGAACGCCGTATCCACTGCAATTCTAACCGCATCGGTTTTCTAAATTCATCTGGGGGTTGGGGCGCATATTGTCCTGACGCTGGCGGCTGGGATGTAGCTGGGAATTTAGCTGTAACTGGCACAGTAGATGGTCGTGACGTAGCAACTGACGGAACCAAGCTGGACGGCATTCAAGCGTCAGCCAACTATATTACAAACAATAACCAATTAACAAATGGTGCTGGTTATACAACGAACGTTGGCGATATTACAGGCGTGACTGCTGGCACTAATTTATCTGGT